TCGAGATGGATCTGGAGGTATTGACAATTGTTGATACCTCCTTTATAATATAAACAAAAGCATTTTTGACATGGCAAGAAAGAAAAAGGAACCAATTAATGTAACTCCTCCTGTATCATCACAGTTTTTAGTAAAATCTGAGAGAGTAAAGGTTGTCGTTATGTTTAATGGTGATAACGTAATATGTGATTTGCAGGAAGCAGTAAATAAAGACACTGGTGAAAGACAAGCATACGTTATGAACTATCCATACAAAGTTGAGTATGATCAACCTAAGTTAGACAAGACTGGTATCGTAACAGACCCAGAGGTAAAAGTTCATTATCAACCTTGGTGCCCTTTAACACCAGAAGTTAAAGTTCCTATCAATCAAAACATGGTTGTCACTATCCTAGAACCAGTTCCTAGTTTAAGAGATACATACATTGGTAATGTGCAAAAAATGGGTGGAAGCGTAGAATGAGCGTAAAGATTTTACTATTAAAGTCTAACGAAGAAATTATTACTGAAGCAAAGGAGATAGCAAATCCTGATACTAAAGAAGCAATAGGATATCATATACATAAACCTTTTAGATTAGAAATAGTTTCAGACGAAGGTGATCTTGTTTTTAATAGAGAAAAAGGATATCAGTTGTCATGGTTTCCATGGGCACCCCTAAGTAAAGATAAAGATTTTTATCTACCATTAGGACATGTGATTACTGCATACGATCCATTAGATAGTATCATGCAGCAATATATCCAAGCAATTAAAGAAGAAAATTACAACGAGAACTTCAAGAGACATGAAGATGTCATTGCGGGTGAGACTGGTGATGATCTAGATATGGAACAGATATTCAAAGATGCAGAGGCAGCACTAGAAGATGAGGACACTTAAATTATATGATACAGATGATAATTTAATTCTCTCATATAAAACAGATCATGAGTTTCATGGTAGTCAACTTGTTTATATTGAAGGTCCTGTTCTTATAGGCAAATGTTTAGTTGACTATCCTGCAAAAATTAACGGTGAGTTTGGTATAGTTACTTTTGATCAACCAATAGAAACTCCATTATATACATTAGATTTTATTCCTCAACCTTTCCCATTATTTGTAGGAGGGAATCAAACATTTGAGCATCTTATGTTCAACGGTCCTACCTATTTTAACATAAGGGTTGACGAATACAGACCTTGGATGTATATTGGTAATCTAATCACCAAAAAATTTATTCCAGAACTGAAATCTATTTCTCCAGTATACAATTACAAGAAAAAAGATAATAATATTTGGGACAAAAACGACCTACGTAAATTGGAAACATTATGCAAATCGCTTTGATAATATTAAAGAGTGGTATTGAACTAATCACTATGGCAGAACAACTAGAAGAGGAACCTAGTTGCCACATGCAAGATCCATATCTTATCAAGGAAGATGGAACTCTTGAACCATGGCCACGTTTTACGACAGACACTGACGTATTGCTTTATTCTGAAACTATTGCTACAATAGTCACACCAACATCAGAATTGAAAAAGAAATACGAGACGGTTACTAAATGAGTTTTTACACCAACGTTCAACTAGTTGGAGACAACTTGCTTTATCTTGGATACGAAGACGGACGACGTATTCAACGTAAGTTCAAGTTCTCTCCAACTCTTTTTGTTGTCACTAAAAAACAAACTAACTACAGAACACTTGATGGTAGATATGCAAAACCAGTCCAATTTGATTCTGTTCGTGAAGCACGTCAGTTTGTAGACAAATACAAAGAGGTGCCTAATTTTGAGGTGCATGGTTATGACAGATATTTGTATCAGTTTATATCTAAAGAATTTCCTGATGAAGTAGATTACGATTTCAAAAAGATGAACATCATGTCACTCGACATTGAGGTTGCATGTGAGAATGGATTTCCTAATGTCAGAGAATGTGCTGAGGAGATGCTCAGTATCACAGTGCAGGATTATCAAACTCGTAAGTTAAAAGTATTTGGAACTAGATCTTACAATAATACACGCGATGATGTGGAGTTTATATTGTGCGATGGAGAAGAACATTTACTTCGTTGTTTCCTAGATTACTGGATACAAAACTTTCCTGACATTCTTACTGGTTGGAACGTAGATGGATATGACGTGCCATATATTTGTGGTCGTCTTGAGAGATTGTTTGGCGAGAAAGAAATGAAATTGATGTCACCATGGGGCATCGTAAAAAGAGAAGAAGTAGAAATAAAAGGACGTGAACAAATATTCTACAGAATGTTGGGTATAAATGTTATTGACTATCTTGATTTGTATAAGAAATTTACTTACACAAACCAAGAATCTTATCGTCTAGATCATATTGCATTTGTAGAACTCGGTCAAAGAAAAGTTGACCACAATGAGTTTGAGAACTTCAAAGATTTCTATACAAAAGATTGGCAAAAGTTTATTGACTATAACATCGTTGACGTAGAACTAGTCTCACGACTAGAAGAGAAGATGAAGTTGATAGAACTTGCTGTTGCCCTAGCATATGACGCTAAGGTTAACATGCAAGATGTATATTATCAGGTAAGAATGTGGGACACACTGATCTACAATTTCCTAAAGAAAAAAGGTATTGTTGTTCCGCCAGGCAAAAGATCAGATAAGGATGACAAATACGCAGGAGCATATGTCAAAGAACCGATTGCAGGACGCTATAATTGGGTGGTCAGTTTTGATCTCAATAGTCTGTACCCTCATCTTATTATGCAATATAATATTTCCCCAGAAACCCTCGTTGAAAAAAGGCATCCATCCGCTACTGTTAATGGACTCCTCTCGCAAAAAGTAGAGGTTCCAAAAGAATTTTGTCTGTGTGCAAATGGTGCAATGTATCGTAAAGACATTCATGGTTTTTTACCAGAGATGATGAAGAAAATATACGATGAACGTGTGCAATCTAAGAAGTTGATGATCCTTGCAAAAAAAGAATATGAGAAAACCCCAACAAAGGAATTAGAAAAAAGCATAAGTAAATATAATAACATTCAAATGGCACGTAAGATTCAATTGAACAGTGCTTATGGTGCTATTGGCAATCAATACTTTAGATATTATAATATCATTAATGCTGAAGCAATTACGTTATCTGGTCAGGTGTCTATTCGATGGATAGAACACAAGATGAATACGTATCTAAACAAAGTATTGAAAACGGAGAAGAAAGATTATGTTATTGCTAGTGATACTGATAGTATCTACCTCAATCTGGGTGACTTGGTTGAAACTGTATACAAGGGGCGAGAGAAAACTGATAAAAGCATTGTGTCGTTCCTTAATAAGATCTGTGAGGTGGAACTTGAAAAGTATATTTCGAGTTCTTATGAAGCGTTGGCAAAGTATGTAAACGCATACGAGCAAAAGATGATAATGAAGCGAGAGAACATCGCTTCGACTGGTATCTGGACTGCAAAGAAAAGATACATGCTCAATGTGTGGGATAGTGAAGGTGTAAGGTATCATGAACCCAAACTAAAAATGATGGGTATTGAGGCAGTCAAGTCTTCAACACCTATGCCATGTCGTAATGCTATTAAAGATGCTATCAAAATTATGATGGATGGAACAGAAAACGATCTTGTATCGTTTATAGATAGTTTCAGAAAAACATTTGAAAATTTACCACCAGAAGACATTGCATTTCCTAGGTCAGTTAATGGACTACGCAAATACAAGGCGTCAACAACCGTGTATACAAAGGGCACCCCTTTACATGTTCGTGGAACTTTGCTTTATAATTTTCACATCGAAAAGAAACAACTTGAATACAAATATCCACTAGTGCAAGAGGGTGAGAAAATTAAGTATCTACATCTTAGACGTCCAAACAAAATTAATGAAAACGTAATCTCTTTCCTTAACACATTCCCAAAAGAATTGGGACTAGAAGGGCAGATAGATCGTGATGCCCAATTTAAAAAATCTTTTCTTGACCCTTTACAAATCATCACTTCTGTGATAGGATGGGAAACAGAGAGAACATCGAACTTAGATTTCTTATTTGCATGACTACATCATTTTTAAAAAACATTGTCAAAGAGATTGACAATGACTACGCAGGATTACTATCAGAAGGTGGCGTAGGTGACATTGAATCTTTCGTTGATACAGGATCATATATTTTCAATGCATTGGTTAGTGGATCTATTTACAAAGGAGTCCCTAGCAACAAAATTACTGCACTAGCAGGAGAGAGTGGCACAGGTAAAACTTTCTTTTGTCTAGGTGTGGTGCAAAATTATCTACGTGACAATCCAGAAGCGGGTGTTGTTTACTTTGAGAGTGAAGCAGCAGTTACAAAACAAATGATTGATGAACGTGGTATTGATGGACAACGTATGATACTAGTTCCTGTCACTACAGTTCAAGAGTTTAGGACACAAGCAATACAAATTTTAGATAAATATCTTGAACAGAAGACAGAAGATCGCAAACCTATGATGTTTGTGTTAGACTCTTTAGGTATGCTTTCCACATCTAAAGAACTAGCAGACAGTGCCGAGGGTAAAGACAC